CTGCAGCTTGCGGTATCGGTTTATAAGAAAGAGGCGCAAATCGACATGGCAATCGAGGAAATGAGCGAGCTGACAAAAGCATTGCTCAAACACAGACGAGCAGAACGCTCGCCGGAGGCGTGGGACTATGAGAAAACCCGTCAGAATATCCTTGAGGAGATTGCAGACGTTATTATTATGCTTACCCAGCTTATTATGATTTACGGCGGCAGGGAGATTGTACAGCAGGATATTAACGACAAAGTAGACAGGCTGGAAAAGCGTCTAAACCACCAAAAAGCAGAGGCAGCAGCAAAAACAGCCGGAGCAGACGCAGCGCAGGAGGTATTACAGCCAGCAACATAAGGAGGGGCAACAATGAACATGGGAAAGAATAGCGAGGGCTACAACGACCCTACGCCGGGAGCTGCATGGAGCAATATGCGAAAAGCAGAGAGACAGAAAGAGGCGGAACGCCTTGCGGTCATAAGCGACCTTATCCCGATTATGAAGCAGACAGCGGAACTGGCTGGATTTGAAGTTGTAGGGAGAATTACCCTAAAGGATAAGGCAACCGGGAAAGAGTACAGATAGGAGGCTGGCATGGGAAAAGAAAGCATAGAGGAATTACCACGACACAGGAAATGCAGATATTATGTGCCGGGAGGCTTTACAGAGATTGGGAAACATTACTGCGCACCGAACGCAAAGACACTGGGAGAACAATGGGAGCAGCGGCAGGAGATTAACGTCGAGGACTGCGACAAGTGCGACCATTACAAATGCAGGTATATCGAATACCCATTGACGATACAGGAGCTTGAGATAACAGACCCGGAGGCGTGGGGAATTAGTTTTGAGCCAGTCAAAGTGAGATTATGCGAGGACAACAAGACATATTTCGGAATATTACTCGGAGAGTTCCCGTGGAAAACACGAGCCTCATTCAGCGAGGAGGACGGAAAGCTCAAAATTTCCACAATTACCAACCCTTGCATACTGTTGCCGAAGCAAAAGAAAATTGTTTTTGGCTGTGAGAGCTGGTGGAGCAAGATAAAGCCGGGCGAGGACGTTTCGGACATAACCGACGAGGATATAAACAACACTTGGTATGTGAAACTGTTAAAAGGACTGGCAAAAGAGGAGGAGCAGGAGAATGGATAAAACAAAGATAGAGTGGTGTGATAGCACATGGAACCCAGTTACGGGCTGCTACCACGAATGCCCGTATTGTTATGCAAGAGGGATAGCAAGACGTTTCGGAGGAGCGTATGCGCCGGATGCACATTTTACAGGTAAGACAACAGAGGAAATAAGCTACGAAAATGCACATAACGGCAGAATATGCCGAGAACTCGACAAACCACTAATCGGAGAGAGTGGAAAAGTAGCTCCATACCCTTACGGATTTCACCCGACATTACACCGTTACCGCCTCGACGAATACGAAAAGAAGCAGGGGCGCACGATTTTTGTATGCAGTATGGCAGACCTTTTCGACTCGTGGGTGCCGGATAGTTGGATAGAGGAGGTGTTTGCAGCTTGCGAAAAAGCACCGCAGCACAGGTATATATTCCTAACAAAAAATCCGCAGAGATATATAGACCTTGCAATGGCAGGAAAACTCCCGGCAAAGGATAATATGTGGTACGGCACAACGGCCACAACGCCGGACGAACATTTCTTTTATGGAGGAGCTTGGCACACGTTTGTTAGCATAGAGCCGATACTGCGAGATTACAGCGGAGAAATAGGAGGAATGTGCGACACATTTGCACAGTGGGTAATCGTAGGAGCAGAGACGGGCAAGAGAAAAGGCAAAGTAGTCCCGGAAAAGAAGTGGATAGAAGCAATTACAAAGACCTGCCTTGAGAGCAATATTGCACTGTTTATGAAAGACAGCCTCGTGCCTATTGTCGGAGAGGAAAATATGTTCCGGGATTTTCCGTGGGAAATTACCAACGACCGCATTGAAAGAGAGCAGGCGTGGCTCGACAAATATTACAGCAGGGAGGCAGAGGAATGAACGTAGTAATATTAACAGGCAGATTGACAGCGGATATTGAGCTGCGATACACCCAGCAGGGAACACCCTGCACCTCGTTCAACTTGGCAGTAGACAGAGCCAGCAGAGACGATAACACAGACTTTCCTACTATCGTGGCGTGGAGAGAAACGGCGGAATTTGCAGACAAATATCTGCACAAGGGCAGCAGGATTGTTGTAAGAGGAGAAATTCGCACCCGTAATTACGACGGACAGGACGGAAAGAGCCACAAGGTAACAGAGGTATATGCAGATAGAATTGAATTTGCAGACAGCAAGCCGCAAGGGCCATTTGCGTAAGGAGGCAGTATGGAGCGCAGGAAAATACCAAAGAAAGAACGACAGCGAGTGTATGAGAAGTTTGGAGGTAGGTGCGCATACTGCGGTCAGCCGATTACCTACAAGGAAATGCAGGTAGAACACATGAAGCCGCTCGCAAGAGGAGGAGTTGATAGTGAGGAAAATTATATGCCAGCTTGTCGGATATGCAATTACTATAAACACACACTGACCCTTGAGGAGTTTAGAAAACAAATAGGACTACTGACCGGGCGGCTGAAAGAAAGAGTTTATATTTACAAGCTCGCATTGAGGCACGGGCGCATAACAGAAAACGACACACCTGTCACATTCTATTTTGAGAGAGGAGAACAGCACAATGGCTAAGAAAAGAAAGTGCAGATATACAGCGGAGGAGCTGGCAATCCATGAGGAGGCAGTAAGACTGCGTAAAATGACGGACAGACAGCTCGTAGCAGAATTTCACAGAGCAGCGGACGAGGAAACCACCGTCAGAACGTCCGCGGAGGCGCAGGCTGCTACGGAGGAGGCAGAGGCGAACGAGAATACCCCTGCGATTGAAAAGCTCTTAAATGCGCTGTCAGACGGCAAATGCAAGGGCATTAAGGGAGCGACCGTATATAAAATTACGGAATTTGCAAAAGAAATGGGGCTGATTTGATGAATGAGGCACAGCACTACCGGGCGGTAATGAACGGCAGACGCAGCAAGGCCGCCGGGGAATTTTGGGAGAATATGCTCGAAGCAGCTTGCCAGCATTACAGACTTGAGGGCAAGGCGGAGATAACAAAGACCCCGGAGCCTATGCGCCCGATTAAATCGCTGGGACAGGGCAAATTCGTAGCGCACTATGAGAAAATGGCACAGCCGGACTACAAAGGAACGCTGGCCGGAGGCAGAGCAATCGTATTTGAAGCAAAGCACACCGACAGCGACCGCCTGCAGCAGAGTGTTATATCGAGTGAGCAGGAAAAACAACTCGATAGACACTCGAAGCTCGGAGCGGAATGTTTCGTAATGGTGTCGTTTCACTTTGAACACTATTTCAAGATACCGTGGGAGGTTTTTCGGAATATGAAAACACACTACGGCAGGAAGTATATCACGCCGGAGGACGTGAAAGAGTACGAGGTCAAATACATAGGCGGCGTACTAAGATTTTTATAAGCCCGGAAACGGGCCGGTCGAAAGGCCAAAGGGAGGTAACTCCCTAATCACGATTAAGGAGGGAGCTATCTCTATGAAAGGCAATGACAAGAATAAAGACGAAACCCAAATGCTAATCGAGGCAGCAGTCGCAGCAGCAGTTGAGGCCAGCATGAGGGGGATTGACGAAAAATTACAGGCGGCGATAAACCTCGGTGTAACCATTGGGGCAGCAGCCGGAGCAGAGGTAGGCGCAGCAGCAGCCGTGAAAGCAGTCGAGCGAGAGCGAAAGAAAATCAGAAAGCAGGAGCATGACAGAAGATTTCACAATACAAAGTTGCTGTTACGCCATTACCGCACCTTAAACGAGCATTACAAAAACGCCGTATATACCACAACGGCAGCAGGAGAAGCGGACGAGGATTTTGCAGACATTATGCAAGCAATGAGCAGCATAAGCGACGAGGGATTGTATGTAGAGAGTATTAGACAGAGCTGCGTGAGGACAAAAATCATAATGGCACACGTCAACAAAATGCTCGATATTTACAAGATTATGTGCAAAACGTCGAACAGGCAGGACGACGCAAGGCACTGGCGAGTGTTGGAGGCGATTTACATAGCAGAGAAACCGACGAACGCCGGAGCGGTAGCAGAAAAAGAACATATCGACAAACGCACTGTTTACAAGGATATTGACGTATGTGTTGCGGATTTAACGACGCTTTTGTTTGGAATTGGAGGCATTGAAACCGAATGACACCAGCCGGGGCATTTTTCGGGCATTTACAAGGCACTATGGAGCGTGGTAGAATGTATGGTGTAAAATTGCAGGAATAAAAAAGCACCGCTTGAGGGAGTTTTCCACAGGCGGTGTATTTTTATGTGGATAAATGACCCGAAACGGGACAGAAAGGAGGGAAAGGTGTGAATATCAAGACGCTAAAGGCAACAGAGCTGAAAGCAGCAGAGTACAATCCGAGAAAGGATTTGCAGCCGGAGGACGCAGAGTACAAGAAACTGCGCCAGTCCATTGAAGAATTTGGATATGTAGAGCCGATTATTTGGAATGAGCGCACGGGAAATGTTGTAGGCGGCCACCAACGCCTCAAGGTATTGCTCGAAAAGGGGCAGGAAGATATTGAGTGCGTAGTTGTTGACCTCGACGATAAGGACGAGAAGATACTCAATGTGTTGCTGAACAAGGTAAAGGGACGCTGGGATATTGGAAAACTGGCAGACCTTTTACAGGAACTGGACGAGGCAGGAGAAATGGAGCTGACAGGCTTCGAGGACTGGGAGCTGCAAAGCCTACTCATGCAGTACGACCACATTAAAGACCTTATGGAGGAGGATTTTTCGGGCTATGCTTCGGAAAAAGAAAGAGAAACATTCGTAATGACGTTCAGCCTCCCGGCAGGAGCGAGGGAAACCGTAGAAGCATACCTGCAGAATACAGAAAATGCAAAAATAGAGCTGGCAACGGCAATTATCAACAAAGTAAAGGAGGGAGCGTAATGCAGATTGAGAGAAAGAAAATCAGCGAAATGGACAGAGCTGCGTACAACCCTCGTATAGAGTTGATACCGGGCGACGCAGAATATGAGAATTTGCGCCGGAGCATTAAAACCTACGGAATGCTTATCCCGGTAGTTTGGAACAAGAGGACAAACAAGGTAGTCGGCGGCCACCAGCGATTGACGGTACTCGAAAACGAGGGAGAGACAGAGGTGGACGTATCGGTAGTAGACCTTGACGACACCAAAGAGAAGCAGCTAAATATCGCACTCAACAAAATCGAGGGCGGCTGGGACGACGAGAAACTGGCGGAGCTGCTTTTGGAATTGGGAGAGGACGCAACCCTAACAGGATTTACCCAGCAGGAAATTGACAGCCTCACGAACGACCTTGACAGCCTTATCGACGGCGACACCGTAGAGGAGGAGTTGAAGTCAATCGAGGAGCTGTTTAATGTGAGCCTTACATTCGACAAGGCGGACAAAGAGGACTTGAAAGCCTATGTAAAAGACTTCGGCAAGGAAGCCCTCGTGCAGTTGATTATTCAGAAAGCAAAGGGGGAAATTTAGCATGGGCTGTAAATGCGGAACGCAGGTTATTTTGTGCAACCTCCCGGTACGCTTTGACACCTACAAGGGGTGCAGCCACGGGTGTAAATACTGTTTTGCACAAAAGAAACAGAATATAGCAAAGATACAGAGAGACGAAACCGTAGAAGCCTTACGCTCTTTTGTTGAGGGAAAGAGAGGCAGAGAAACGGCGTGGTGCGACTGGAATATCCCTATTCACTGGGGAGGCATGAGCGACCCATTCCAGCCGATTGAGAAAAATATCAGAGCCAGCTACGAATGTTTGAAGTTGCTGGCAGAAACCCGATACCCATTTGTGGTAAGCACAAAGGGCAAGCTCGTAGCAGACCCGGAATACCTCGACTTATTGGCGAAATGTAATTGCGTGGTGCAGATTTCAATGGTGTGCAGCAAGTACGACCAGTTAGAGCCGGGAACGCCACCATACGAGGAGCGATTGAAAATCGTCGAAACAGTGGCAAAGAGGGTGCAGAGAGTAGTCGTGAGAATACAGCCATATATGCCGGAGGTTTTTCACGACGTTATGAAGAATATTCCGAGACTGGCAGCAGCAGGCGTGTACGGAGTGGTTGTAGAGGGAATGAAATTCTACAAGGCCAAAAAGGGAATGGTAAAAATCGGCGGCGATAATTGTTATCCGCTCGGAGTTTTACGCCCACACTTTGAAGCGATTAAGGCGGAGTGCCACAGACACGGCATAAAGTTTTACGCCGGAGAGAACAGACTGCGCTCGCTGGGCGACGATATGTGTTGCTGCGGTATCGACGGGCTTGAGGGATTTAAGGGCAATGATTACAACCTTTGTATGCTGTTGAACGGCAAAAACCCGGAGCCTACGGAGAATATGAAACAGATAGGCACGGGCGGCTGCTTCCAAAGCCTCAACCAAGTTGCAGGTATCAACAAAAAGATAAATAACCAGTCTTTCTACGGCCTCATGCAAGAGGAGCTGGGAGGTAAGACTGATTATTATAAAAAGCTGTTTGGACTTGAGGAATAACCCCGGACGGCTGACAAAATGCAAAGGAGAGGAGGACAATGCCAAAATGGACTGACAAGCCGTGGGAACGTCAAAAGGGCGAGAGCGAAAAGGCGTATGAAGCGTTTGCAGCCTACCGGGATTTGGGAGCAAAGCGCACTACAGTGGCGGTTGCGGAAAAGTTGCAAAAAAGTGATACTTTAATTCGCCGCTGGAAAGACCGCTGGGACTGGAAAGAGCGAGTGCGAGCCTATGACAACGACCTCGAAAAAGAGGCACGGGCAAAGGCGGTAAAAGACCGCAAGGCCATGACCGAACGCCATATAGGAATAGCAATGCAGCTCCAAAAGAAAGCCCTTGAAGCACTCAACAGCTTGGAAGTCGAAGATATGACCCCGAAAGACATTAAGGAGTATATCAAAATGGCAACCGACCTCGAACGCCTTAACAGAACGCTTGAGGAGGAGAGCAGCAAGGGCAGCAGCGAAGCTCCTACCTCGCTTGCGGACGCAGTTATAGCGGCATATCAAAAGCGAAAGGAGGAGGGCAATGCTTGATAGTGAAGCGATTTTGTATTACGCAGACCACCCGGTAGAGTTCGTAGAGGATATTATCGGGGCAAAGCCCGACCCGGAGCAGGCAAAGATATTGCGCAGCGTTGCAAAAAATCAGCTTACGAGTGTACGAAGCGGACACGGCGTAGGCAAAAGCACGGTTGAGGCGTGGGTAGTTATTTGGTTTATGGTTACGAGGCCATTCCCAAAGATACCATGCACAGCACCGACGCAGCACCAGTTATTCGATATTCTTTGGGCGGAAGTGAGCAAGTGGTTGAGAAATAACAAAGCCCTTGCAAACGAGCTTGTGTGGACAAAAGAAAAGGTCTACATGAGAGGCTACCCGGAGGAGTGGTTTGCGGTTGCACGAACAGCCAGCAAGCCGGACGCACTGCAGGGCTTCCATGCGGACGACGTTCTGTATATTATCGACGAGGCCAGCGGTGTAGACGACAGTATATTTGAGCCTGTACTCGGCGCACTTTCAACACCGGGCGCAAGGCTTTTGATGTGCGGAAACCCGACGCAGTTGTCGGGCTTTTTTTACGAGAGCCACAACAAGAACAGAGCCAGCTATGCGACGTTTCACATTGACGGACGCAAGAGCAGCAGGGTATCACAGGATTTTGTTCAGACAATCATCAATATGTACGGAGAGGACAGCGACGTATTCAGAGTGCGTGTCGCCGGAGAGTTCCCATTACAGGAGGACGACATATTTATACCGCTTTCTCTCGTAGAAAATTCCATTATGACGGAGTTTTCTCCCCGAAAAACCCCGGATTTGGTGCATATCGGTTGCGACGTTGCTCGTTTCGGCGACGACAAAACGATAATCGGGTACAAGACCGACGAAAAGGTAACATTTTACAAGAAGCGGCAGGGGCAGGACACCATGAAAACAGCGGACGACATTATTATGCTGGGAGAGCAGTTGGTACAGAGGTACAAGCTCGACACTCCTATCCCGGTAAAAGTGGACGACGGCGGCGTGGGCGGAGGCGTAGTAGACCGCTTGAGGCAGTTGAAACGCAACTACCCGGAGCGTTTTTGGTGGCTTGAAGTTTACCCGGTTAAGTTCGGGGAACGCATAAAGCATAAATATTACCACGACAGCACCACCTACATGATGTCAATAGTCAAGAAGCTATTGCAGCCTTATGACGACGACGGCAACAAAAAACCCGTGGAGCTGATACTCCCGGACGACGACGACCTCGTGGCGCAGCTTTCGGGCAGAAAGTACGGGCTAACAGAGGCCAGCAAAATCAAGATAGAGAGCAAAGACGCAGTAAAGAAACGAGGACAGCCGTCCCCGGACGAGGCGGACTGTGTTTTACTACTTTGCTTACCAGTAAAACCACCAAAAAAGAAAGGGGTGAGAAAGAATGGCTAAATCAAAAAAGGGTATGCAGGTGCGCATAATCAAAGAGCAGGCAAGGCCGATTGAAAAAGCGGACGTGTCGGTACAGGTCACGGAGCAGGACGCATTTAACGCCGGGGACTGGATAACACCGCCGAACGATATGCGAGGCTTGCGAAATTTGGTTAAGAATAGCACTATCCTACCCCAGTGTATCAGAGCTTACAAGAACAATATCGCAGGCTTTGGTATAGGTGTGAGATATATTGAGGACGCAGAGGAAACGCCGGAAATGGCGGCGGAGTTCAAAAGGGCGGAGGAGATTATCGAGCTGCTTACCATTGAGCAGGACACCAAAGAAGTATTTGAGGACATTATCGAAGCGAGGGAAACATACGGCATTGCTTACCTTGAGGTTATCCGTAATTTGGCGGACGAGGTTGTGCAGATTGAGTTTATCAAAGAGACAGCCAGCGTAACCAAAACAAAGCCACTTGAGCCGTATATTTCGACAGTCTACTACCACCACGGGCAGCAGATTGAAAGAAAGAAACGCTACTGCAAGTACAAGCAGGAGATAGGCGGCAAGGCGGTCTATTTCAAAGAGTTTGGCGACCCTCGTGTTATGGATAACAGAAACGGCAGGTATTTGCCGGAGGGCGAAACCCTTGAGGAGCAGTACCACGCTAACGAGCTTATGGAATTTGCCATAGGCACAGAGCCATACGGCGAGGTGCGCTGGATAGGACAGGTACTCGGAGTTGACGGCAGCCGCAAGGCGGAAAACCTCAACAACAACTATTTCGAGAACGGCAGACATACGCCGCTGATGATTATGGTTAAGGGGGGAACGCTAACGGACGAGAGTTTCGAGAAGCTGAAGCAGTATATGAATGACATTAAGGGCGCAGCCGGGCAACACGCATTTATCATTCTCGAAACAGAGAGCAGCGACGGGCGAGTAGATTTCGACCAGTCCGACAAGCCGGAAATTGAGGTCAAAGACCTTGCAAACATATTGCAAAAAGACGAGCTTTTCCAAGACTACCTCGACAACAATCGTCGGAAAGTGCAATCCTCTTTCCAGTTACCCGACCTGTATGTTGGTTATACGACCGACTTCAACAGAGCGACGGCGCAGACAGCACAGGAGGTAACGGAGGAACAGGTATTCCAGCCGGAAAGAAAGAGCCTCGCATGGGCGATTAACAACCGACTTTTGAACGGATACCAGTTCAAGTATGTGGAATGTTATTTCCTTGAGCCGGACATTAGTAATCCGGACGACCTTTACAAGCTGCTTACGGTAGCAAACAACGCCGGAGGCCTCACACCGAACAAGGCAAAGCAGATTATTTATGAGGCATACGGAGAAGTTGCAGAGGCTTACCCGGAGGAATGGGGCGATATACCGCTGGCTTACAGCAAAACGCAGGGCGGCGGAGGTTTTGGCTTCGACCTCGGACAGCTTACAATGAGCTTGCAAAAGCAGATTGAGAAAGCAGCCGGAGAACACGACGACGCTATTGTTGCCGTGATGAAAGAGGTCAAAAGGCAGTTGGTAAAAATGGATAAGGGGGAATGAGTATGTGTGTAAATTGCAAACCCCTCATAAAAGCCATTGACGCATATTTGACGAAAGCCGACGACGACCTCACAGAGGAGCTTGAGGAGGAGGGCTACTGCGAGCCGAAAAAGACCGTAAAGGCAATAAACGACCTTGAGGAGGAAATTGCGGAGGCACTAATCGCAGAAACCGACTATTTCCTATCGGAGGCAGAGAAAGCCGTAGACCTTGACACCTTTGCAAAAGAGATTTGGCCGGGTGTTATGCTGAACGACGAGCTGCGAGCAAAGCTGATAATCATATTCACGGAGCGGCTTGACAGTTTTATGCCGGAGTTTATTGAGTATTACATCAAGGCGACGGACAAAGACCTCAAACTACCGCAGGTATCGAAGCGCACGACGGCATGGGTAGCGAGTTGGAGCGAGGAGCTGGCGGACATTATGCAGCTCAACAGCCACAAGGAAATCGAGAAGATACTCGAAACCGGGCTGCAGAATGGCAGCAGCATAGCGACGTTTACCCGTGACATTATGGAGAGCGGCATAAGGGACGAGCATTACAAAGCCCGGAGAGCTGCACTTACGGAGGTGTTGAGGGCGCATAGCGTCGCCCAGCAGGAGGCATTTATGCAGTCCCCGGCGGTTGCAGAGAAAATGTGGCGACACACTGGCTCATACAGGAACGAGCCTCGAAAAAACCATGTAGACATGGACGGGCAGCGTGTAAGAGTTGACGAGCCGTTTGAGTTGAAAGGCATAAAGGGAGGGACATATTACCCTATGTACCCTCGTGACAGCTCATTGCCGCCGGAGGAGAGTATTAACTGCCATTGCATAGCACAGCCAGTCGTGAGCGAGGAAATACTCGGTCTTTCGCTTGAGGAAAGACAACGCCTGCAGCAGGAGGCAATCGACAATATGGACGACGAGTGGGAAAAAGAGCTGGACGCAAAGAACAAAGCGAAAGCAGGAATAGACGAGGAATAGTCGTCTCGCTGCTTCTCTTATCGCAGGAGCGACGTTCTTGGTGCGGACGAGGAAAAATACCACCCGAACAAATAACGGCGAATTTGAGCCGTTCAGAGCTTTTTCGTGAGGCCACGAAAATGATACTTGGTAAGGAGCAGCGGTGACGCTGCTTTTTATATTACAGACACCAGCGAAAGGAGGTGAGTGAGGGCATGAGAAAGAGCATGAGCAAGGCGTATGAAATCACGGACGCTAAAATTCAGTTCGTTTCACTTGTAGACAAAGCGGCAAACAAGCGACAGTTTCTCTTGAAGAAAGCGGACGACGGCAAAGCGACATTCACGACATACGGCAGAATTGTTAAAGCAGACGCAGACAGCCATTATGTAACCGGGATTGTGTACGAGCCTATGGAGGAGGACAGCCACGGCAATTTTATGACGGAGGCAGAAATCACAAAGGCGGCGTACTGGTTTGCAAAGAACGGGGACAAGGTTGACCTGCAGCACAGTTTTGAGCCGCTGGACGGAGCGACCGTCGTTGAGACTTGGATTGCGAAAGCGGATTTTGAAATCGACGGCGAGGCAATCAAAAAAGGAACTTGGCTTATGACCGTAGAGGTAGCAGACGAAAGCGTGTGGGAGGGCATTGAAAAAGGCGAAATCACAGGCTTTAGTATGGGCGGCCTCGGCAATTACAGTGAGGAGGACGTTGATTTGGATAACGTGAGCAAGCAGGCCAGCACCGACGCAGGCAGCAACAAAAAGGGGCTGTTAAAGCAGTTGGGAGCGGCATTAGGTTTTAACGTCGTAGAAAAGGGAGCTATGGCGGAGCTTTACGAGCAGAGAAGCAAAGGCACTCTGTTTTGGAACGCTTTTAATTCCCTTGAGGAGGTTTTATACCAGTACGACAACATCACTGGCAGGTGGGTATATGAAACGAACGAGGACAAGGTACGAGAGTGCCTTGAGGAGTTCAGCGAGATTATCAGCAGTATTCTCACAGGCAAAGAGAGCATTACCAAAGCTATTCAGACGGACAGACCTGTTGAAAAGGCTGGAAAGAAAATGAGTAGCAAGAACAAAGAAACGCTGCAGGGCATTTTAGATAGCCTTGGTGCTTTCGTGGCGGAGTTTGACGACAAGACAGACACCGACCCGGAGGACGACAGCAAAACCGAAAAGGAGGAAAAAGAAGTGACTAAACAGGAAGTAGAGCAGATTGTGAGCGCAGCTATTGCAAAGGCATTTGGCAGCGACGCACAGCAGAACACCTCCGCAGCAGCGCAGGACGGCGCAGGAGCTGTGGAAAAGGCAGCAGGCGAGGGAAATACCGCCCCTGCAGAAATTACCCCGGAAACCGTTCAGAAAATGGTTGAGGCAGCTATCGAGAAAGCACTTGCTCCAAAGCAGGAGGAAAGCGTAAGCGCGGAACAGGTGCAGGACATGATTAGCAAGGCAGTAGCGGCAGCGGTTGAGCCTGTACTCAAGTCCAAAGGGCTTCCGAGCAACCTCAACAACAGCACCGTAGAAAAAGCAGCAGGCGAGCAGCATTACCTGCACGGCATTCTCTAATAAAAGAACAGGAGGACAAACAGAATGAACACTAACAGTTCCATTATCAGAAAAGCAGCCATTGAAACTGGCACTTTAACCTCCGGGCTTCTTAACCCGGAGCAGGCGAGAAAGTTTATTCAGCAGACTTTCGAGGCCACTAACCTTGGCGGTCTTATCCGTCACGAAATGCGCACCGCAAAGGCAGGCGAAATCGACAAGATTGGTATTGCCAGCCGTATTGTGCGTAAGAAAACCGAAAACCACGACGACGGTTACAGAGCTGACGTTAAGACTTCTCAGATTGAGTACGCTACTACTGCGGTACGCTTGCCTTGGGAAATTACCGAGGAAACTCTGCGTGAGAATATCGAGGGACAGAATTTCGAGCAGATTGTAACCAACCTTATGACTACCCAGCTTGGCGTAGATATGGAGGACTTGTACCTCAACGGCGACGAGGCTACTGCGGAGGACGCTGACGACTACGATTTCCTCAAGATTAACGACGGCTGGATTAAGCAGATTGTGAACGGCGGCCATGTGTACGACGCTTCCACAGAGGATGGTATGAGCCTTGATATGTTCTACAAGGCGTTGGCAGCAATCCCTAACAAGTACAACAACGGAAAGCT